TGTCGAACGAAAAAACATTCAAGCAATCTAGTAAAACCACCCCTTGTACCTCTGGATGGAGAGCCACCTCCATCGCAGCCTTAATCTGAGACGTGATGGCTTCCGCAGGAACGTCTCCAACCCTCGGCATACCTAGTCCAAGTCTCATGCTATCATCCTCCTCAGCCAATCTCGAACATCTATCCCATTCGAAAGCACCGTTGTCCAAGCTCGAGGAGTCTTACAAATCCAACAATACTTAAACTCTCCCTCAAAGGCCTGCCACTGGACATTACACCGAAACGTTGGCCGCTCAGTATCGTGGATGACCATGATCTCTGCCTTGTCCTTAAACATCCTCGCAAGAGCCCTTCGATCTCGATAAAACCTCTCGGGATCACCATCCTCAGCCAAGGCACCACTATCGATGAAAACTACCGACCAGCCTTGGGGGGCAAGGATCTCTGCCTTTTTAAGCAAAATCCCTGCGTGACAGACCTTATGCCATTTACACTCATACTCCCTCGAAGCCTCAACCCACCCCTTATCTTCCTCAACACTGACAATCGTTCTGCCAGTGAAGTGGAGGAGACTATGAATCAATGGCGTAGAAACTGGACCCATGCCGAACTCTAGAACATCTCCCTCAGTCGCGTAGAGGCTCGCGACTAACGCTATCGTGTGGCTGCCAAATGAATATACGTTATTATCATCCATCGTTTCCTTCTCTTTCTCGAAGACGTCTCTCCCCTTTTGGGGGGGAGAGACATCTCCGATTCTCGTTCTGCGGAACTGTCCTTAGAGACAATTTACATAAACCCCTGCTGTCGTAGCCACCGTCGCACTTGCAACAGCCTCCATCAACAACAGGTTCCGAACATACTTCGGCTCGGTTCCCATTGCCACTGCGTTACCACCATCAGCGGTCAACAGCCCATCAGCTCCGACCAGCGTTGCACCAGCAGCAACATCTGCGGTGGTGGAAGGCAGGATAGCAGCGGCGGCATGATATCCTAAGACCTGGATCCAACCATACCCACCGTCTGCTGTTCCATCTGCAGTCGAAGCAGCAATCGAAGTCGAAGCGACAACCCCGGCTAGGAGGCCAAGATCATCAGTCGCACCGTTCTCGATCAGCTTAAAAGCATCTGCTCCGTCGGCGAAATAATGCCCAACGACATCTCCCGCAGCCAAAGCCACATTAAGGGTATTATGCACCCACCGATACAGCTTATCTCCGACCCACCTTAGCGTCCCGACGCCTTCGACATCACCCTGAGCGTTTGTCACACTCTGGAGAATCGAATTCGTCACGAATAGTTGTTTTTCCATAGCCATCAGCTATTGTTCCTTTCTCGACCTTAAGAGATCGTCGCGTCAGTCAACAGCCCGTGTCGCCTCGGCTGTGTAGTAATCAAGTTATTCGCACTCAGAATATGCGCAATCCGCACTCCCTGCAACGGGATGTTCTTCCACTCCGTCATGTCAAACCACATGTTCGGATCGTAGACCATCTCGATGAAGTTCATATTCAGGAAGTACATCATGTTCTCGGAATCCGTCGAGTTATACGCGTTGGGGCTCCAGATCATCGGCTTGCCCTTGAACCGGAAGACATCGAAGCCAAGATCCGCCAGCATCGTGGACTCGTCTTTGATGATCTGCGAAGCGTCAACGGCGAAGTCCTCGTACAACTCAAACAGCGTCTGGTCCGCGATGATCAGATTCGGCGGACTTTGGTTATTCGCACAGGAATTATACAGCTTTTTCATATCCGACAGAAGATTAACTTCTTTCGGTGTGGTCAAAGCCTTATACTTCGGTGCCCACCAAGGATTCTGCTCCGTCGACGTTGCGACATACACGCCGTTCGCCTCGGCGGTAAAAGCCGATGGACGAGTAATCCCGCCATAGGTTCCATCTGTGGTTTTTATATGCGCGTAGATCGGAACCACATCCCCAAGACCTTGGATATAGTCATGCGCGGCTTCGGTCTCGTCCGTATGCCGGAACAAATCCGTTTCATATCCCTGCGTCAGCGCATCTCTCGCAGCACCGAGCCTATCCGCTACAAGACTCGCAATTTGAAACTTCCCGGCATTCTTCTGATCATCAAACGCGTCTCTCTGCACATGAGCACTCGTGTACTTCCAATTCCACTTCGCCCACGTTTTCAGCTCCGGCTCGCCCTGCTCGAACGTCGAACCCTTCTTCACCGCTTTTCGTGTACTCTCACCATAGCGAATAGTACGAGTAATATACTCTCCGCCCACCTGCCTGACAAACGTCCCAGCTCCTTTCAACGCAGCCCAGACATTCGTCGCATCTAGGATATTATCGATCGCTTCGGCACGAATCTCGAACCACGTATTCGTGAAGAAGTCATCGACTCTCCTAGTCAAACTCGGAAGACTTGTTGCCATTCCCATCTACCTTTCTAAGCTGGCTCATCTGAGTCAACTATAATTTTCTTCACCGCTTCGCTAAGCAGCTGCCTTGCTCCTGGCGTCCCTTGCGGAAGCGGAGTCGTTCTTTTTGGCCTCTCCACCAACGGTCTCACCGCTGATTCCGTCGGCTTTTCCGACAACATCTTAGGATTTGGAACTTCTGCATCTCCGCTTCGAGCCCGAGCAATCAGATAAAGCTCCTCAACCGAGAGTCCCGGATTCGACATCGACAACTGATGCATCGCTGGTCGATATCGGTCAAAGTCCGAATACTTCTCGCTTACTTTCGAGATCTCTGAATCCACACTCGTCCGCTCGTTCCGCTGGATGTAATCCAAAACCTGTTTCAGCTGTCCCGATAAGTTCTCAATCTTCGGATCGACCTGCGAAGAAGCCATCGTTGGAAGTACTTTCATCATATACTTCACTATCTCTGCATTCGACATCTCTTCGAAGTCTGGCATGTCGAGCGGATTCGGAACCTCAGACACTTGTTCTTCTGCCTTTGTCCGAATCTCGATCTCCTCTCCACGCTCTTGCGCTTCGATGACTTGCCTCACAGCAGGATTTGCCATAATCTTCGCAAGTGCATTCTGGGAATCAACCTTCTCGTTCATCGAAGTCAGCAGTTCTTTAATATCTTCGCTGACCGGCACATTCGCTTCCGTCGTAGGATCTTCAACAACTTTCTCTTCCGTCTCGAGTGTCATCTTAACTCTCCTCTACAATGCCCGCTTGCGCGAGTCTAACCTTATGTTGATAACGCCTAAAACCAACTTTCGTTTCTCTCTGGATCATTTTCAAATCCGTATGCGTGATAAAGAATCCCTCAGCCGTGAGGAACTTCGACACCCACATTCCGTCTGTCCAGGTAAAAACAATCTTCTTTGTCTGCACCGGCATCTGTTCTCGCTCCTCTCTACAAAAGCGCGCTCGACGCAAGTCCATGCTTGCGACAATAATCTCTCAACTCTCCACGTTTCTTAAAATGGAGAGGTTCCTCACCTTCGACATTTATATGTTCCAACGTAATCGGCTTCCAGGGATCAACCAAAAACTCATGAGGAACCCGAGGCATTAACACACCACAACTCTCGCATCTCGGCTTACGGTTATAGTACTTAATCTTCCTAAACCGCTCCGTTGTTGCCAGACACGCCGGACATTGGTACTTGTACATTGGCATTGTTTCCTGCTCCACCTAAGATATTATCGAACTCCGGATCGTTAAACGCACCTTTGAGATGCGTCCTCAACGCGCTTTGGTCTACGTTCGGATCCTGGCTCAGAATCTGATACATTTGAAGGGCCGAAGCCCTCCTTACTTCGAGGCTCTCGCCTCTCTCCGAACTAAACCCAACATCGTATCTAAAGTCCCCTCTCAGGTCTCTCCCTCGATACTCCACCCACTCGCCCATCACCTCAGCCCATCTCGGCATTGACCAATGAGCAAAGATGACAGAGTTAATCTTCTTAATCGCTTCGATGTAGGCTTCTCGGATAACCGCCTGCCTCCTACCGAGTCTTTGATTCGACCCCTGCTGCACGGCCTGAGCTTCCGTTGCAGTCCGTCTGCCTTTGCTTTCAAACTCTCCGAGTTGATTCCTCGAGAATCCCACAGCCTCTCTCGCAGACCTACGGATATACTCTGCGTCTTGTTGTAAGAGCATATTGTTATTTGTCGGCGTGAGAGACATAATCGTATCTCTCAGCGCTGCTGTGTTCTTCACCCTCGCAGCAACCCCCACATCCGGACCTAAGACCTTCTCCAGCTCCGACTCATCCATTGAATCCTCAGCATAGAGAAACTTCAAGATCGACATCCTTCTCTGCTTACCGGATTGAAGTGCGATGTCCGAGAGTTCTGCTTGATGGAACCTCAGATAAAAAGCATCCGAAGTGGTCCAAAAACTCCTCGCCCTCGGCGTAAAGCCAACATCCACAAACGGCAGCGAGTTATTCACCTGCAAGAGGTCCTCTTCATTCCTCAGAAACTTCTTATGTCCTGTCGCAATCACAATCACCTTCTGCGTATGCCGCTCGTGTATCTCCCAAAGCTCTACAAACTCACTCTTCGCTTCTCTCGAATACCCCCTCACCTCTTCCGCTCCAACTCGATAAGGCTTCACCATGCTTTGATATGTCTGCATGTAGTCTTCCATCGACATAACCGGCTCGAGATCTCTCTTCTTCTCATACTTAAGGTCTGCCTTGATCGCATCCACATGCCTCACGACTCTGTGCGCAATCCACGGAGCATCTTTACTCGAAGTCGTTCCAAACGGAACTACAATATCATGCGGAAGGACTGGCCTGACCCAAGGCATCCCAGGCCGAATCCTCGAATCGAACTCAATCCTCCGACCTTGCTTATCAAACTGCGTAAGCGTCAGCCCCATCGGAGCCTTCCGTCCAAGATCATACCCACTCGTAAATCCCCATTCGCTATCGTATCCAATCTTCAAAATCCCTCTCCCCCACAGATACGCATGCAGAGACGCAAGCTCGATGCTCGACCTAAGCTCGGTATCAACCAAAAGTTCGTTATCTAAGCTCTCGAGAATCTTCGCCGAAACAACATCATCCCTCCCTCTTGGCTTCACCGTGATATACGGCACCGGAACATTCAACGCCGACAGAAGCGCATCCCCAGTCGACATTATAATGTTCGGCCCGTCATTCGCCGAACTCCCATGCACGCCATAAAAGAGCGCTTCGAGATCTGCCCACTGCTTCTCTATCCCATATTGCTGGCGATATTCCAAGCCATGGTTCAGCTCCTCGACCCACCCATCCACTGTCAGTTCTTTACTCACGATTTATCCAATCCCTAAGCTGCTGCTTTGTTCACCAGCTTCGCCTTTGCCACCGCATCGTCCATTCCCTTAATCTGAGAATTAACCTCCATCAGAAGGGCATTTATCTCTGCCAAGGCTTTCGGTGTGATTTCCTTACTATGTCGATACTTATCCACCGTCCCGACCATCGTCTCAAACAACGTCGTCATCTGCTTTGCTCTCTGAGTCGGCTTCAACCGACCAACCAAGAGTCCGATCCCCCCAAGGCCAAACGGCACTCCGATTGTCTGTAACAACATGCCTAATCCTTCATCGATCCCCTTTGCCTCTTCGAACGCTGCTCTGGCGTTCGGAACCTCGTCCACCTTTCCTGTGATAAGGTTTAGTTTCGGCGTTCCATCCGCCTCTGTTCTCACTATCGTATCCGCCAGCCCATCCCCATCCTCATCATACGGAGCAACCGGACCAATCTCGCCCTTCACGATGCTCGAGATATCCGAACACCCGCAGATGAAAAACAACGCCACCGCGAGGATTAAGCCGATTCCTGCTATTAGCAAAATCGCTCTCCACTCACCCAACACCTTTGACTTCTCTGTCATCTTACCCACGATCATTCTCCCTATCTAGAGTCCCACGAATGTACTGCACATTCTCAGCCACTAAATCCAGCTTCTTTCCGAACCCGATAAGAGCCTTCTTCCGCTCTTCGTCGTTCTTCTCAACCTCACTCACTTTTGTCTTCAAAACTGCCATTGCTGATCGTATCCCGAATATCTGTGCTATAAGCCAAACATTATAAGGAACGACAATAAGGGCAAAGATCGCCGTCGCTACTCTTATCCAATCCACCACCCACCCACTTTCTTTAGTTCGGCATCGCTTCCACCGAAACGCCTTTCGCAGCCTCCACTGCATCGACAAGACTTTGATAGACAGAGAGTAGGAGAGCGGCGTTCTCAGATCCAATCTCCGCCGCAACGGCTGCTCGCTGTCCCTTAATCATCCGTCGAACCTGAAGCAGATTCGCTTCGACAGCATTCACCGTCTGAAGCATCTTCCTCGTAACCTGCATCGAGGTTTGTTCTGTCGCAGTCAGCTGCGGCCCGCTGTACTCAATCGCCATCTCTAAGGTCTCCTACTCTTTAACTTGTCCCAGGAAGTATATGTCGAATCTTAACATACCGCATCTCAGCAACCCAATGCACCTCTTCGCCGGATGCTCCAGTGACATTGATCGAAATCCCTTCATTTACATTATCCGCCGTCACCGTCGCAGCATACCCCGTAGTCAGTCCAGAAGCTTCAACCGTAACATTCGTTCCGATAATCGACGTTGTGTTGTTAGCAAGAAGCTGTATCATTCCTGTTATCTTAAACCCTGCTACTGTGTCACCATAAGAGTCTTTTCTTGCTCCAAGGACCATCACCTCGAAGAACATAAACGCCCCGGCGTCCACAGCTTCGAAGAGGAACTGGTTATCCGAATCTCCATTCGGATAGATCTCAGTCTCCGTATCATCCGTCGTTTGTCCACGATAAGTTACATGACCACTTTGAAAGATTCCTACTGGAGTATCGTACCCCTTTCCTGATCCATACGCAACCTCTCCATAGTTATCCGCAATTGCTCCGATTCCGTGTGCTTGGGAAAGTATGCCACTTGCAGTGGTGGGATCTGTCCCTGTATATTGTCCTCCACCAGTTGCGATACTTCTATCTCCCGAAGCGGTTGTGTTTTCCCCAAATGCAAGACTACGCGTTCCACTCGCGGTGCAGGTGTCTCCAAAGGCTGTTGAGTGGTCTCCACTCGCAACGCATGTGTCTCCTCCCGCCAAGGCATAATCCCCACTTGCAAGAGTATCCTCTCCCATCGTCGTTGCTCGACTCCCACTTGCAATCCCACTCCTGCCAAAACACGTAGAATACGACCCACTCGCAGTATTCAGTTTCCCACCCATCGCTGCCGAAAAACTTCCGCTTGCGATGTTATCATCCCCAAACACCACCCCATGAATACCCCCAGCTCCATAATCATTACTGCTTTGGTAACTCTTTGCTCGATCTATCTCCCACCACTTTGACCCATCCCACTCGAGGTAAATCCATTGCCCCTTATAAGGCGTAAGCCATCGTCCAACAAGCTCCATGTTCGCGTCAGTGTCTCTAATTTCAATATTATCCGTACCAGAGTTCTGGGTTTTGATAAGAATCAAGAGCTTCTGACCCGCTACGCTTCCATTCTCCAACGTGCAGGTAGTCGGATCTCCCGCATCTAATCCAATGGAAATATGAAGAGAACGACGATTCGAATGCACTAAGGCTACCGGCCCAGCCTCATTCACCGTCTGTGTCGCCGCCGGCTTCATCTGCTCTTCGCCGATCTCTGCTCCGACATTCGTTACGTCAAACGTGCTTCCGTGAAATCTCATCTATCTGTCCTCTAAGTCGAGAAACTAATCTGTCCACCACTCACGGCTTTACCGCCAATCTCTGCATGAATATACCCAACATAATCTCCCGCTTCCGTCACATCTATCTCTATCAACCCCGCAGCGTCCGACACCAGCGTCAAGCAACAATTCGAAGCGCCTGTATCGATCACCACCCCTGTCGTAAAAGCCCAACTTCCAACCGACTCTACCACTCCCCACTCTGAGCTGGCATTCCAAACTCTCACCACCATCCGCTCTTCGAGATTGTCATCCCCTGCATCCTTCACCTGAACTGTAATCCTCACCACATTCGCATCTTCATCCCCCACCGTCACCGCGACATACGGCACCATGTCGTCCGTAACGTTCGATCTGCCACTCCCACCACTTGGAATAAATCTCATCTTCCACTCATCCTAATGCACATCCTGGTGTTCATACCAGCTTAGTTTAATCGAGACTGAACTATTATCAGTCCCAGAAGTTACCTTAAAGAGGTATTTAGAATTTCTCCTTAACACCCATTCTTCATCCGCTCTACCTGATCCACCACCTATAACTTGGTTCGCTCCAAGTCCAGTGCTGATACCAAAATGCGACAGGAAGATCAGCGTTCCATCTGCTCCACCACCATCTGAATCATTTATCGTTGTCGTATTAACCGTGTCGGCGTTTCGGTTATTGTTAAAAACATCTAAAACACCAGAAGACCCATGTCCCAAGGCTGCTGTATTTTCCCAAAGTTCCACGGTCGTATCAAACGCAGCTGTCAGGTTGAACAACACATGAGCAGCGACATCTGTATCTGGTGTAATAATCAAGAGCACAATCTCATCGGCTATATCAAAGTCTGAATCCACCCTTGTGTAAGTAAAATGCGTGCCATCGTGTACTTCATGGTGTTCATACGGAATAACAACCATCGCATTGGTCGAAGCATCGAGCTGAACGTTCTCGGTCTCTCCAGACCCACTACCCCACATACCTCTTATCAAACCATTGTTTTGGTTGAATCTCATCTTAGATCGTTTCTTGGACTACTGTCAATCCCGCTGCTGCTGCTGCGTAGAGCTCGATTTCGTCTGCCGCATCCTTTAAGACATCAATCGAAACCCCACCCGCAGGGACGATCCCAGACGACGCACTCGCAGTTCCGTTATTCCAGTAAATAACTCCTGCGTCGGCATCCGGAATCAGATTCAACCTGATGAGATCTGTCTGCAGCGCAGTGTTCAGATAATTCGCATTCGCCAGCGTTCCGCTCGTCGTATTCACACTGATGTGATCAATCTCCAACGATTTCGCTGGAGTGATCTGAGTAAACCTTCCTGTAAGCACATTCGCCACTTTTCCATCTCCTATGTTCTACTGTTTGTTCGTATTCCGAACATTCTTAACCAACCCTGAGAAACATATCAAACACCAACGGACCTGTCGTATCCTTCCCCCTCGCCTGAAGTTCCTCAATCGCAGCCGTGACAGAGAGCGGATCCAACCCCTGTTCTTTTGTTCTCTCCTCTTCCACACTACTCGTCATCCGCCAAAGCTCGAGCTGAGACGAAAGAGTGTCTGCCAAATCGTCGTTCTTCCCCAGAGGATATACTAAGAGCTCGTTGATCAAATGCACCATATAGGACTTAAATCGAAGCGACCCACTCGCAATCACCGGCTGAAGACCCATAATCCTCTGTCCCTTCGACCTCTTTGAGTGGGTCAGTCCCTCGATCAAAAACCAAGTCCCGGTTTTCCGCATGCGTTCCTTAATCCAATACTTCAAACTCTTCTGATACGCAGTCGTCTCAATCCCCACCTTCACCGGACTATACTTCATCACATGCTTAAAGATCATCGAGATCAACTCTCCCGGCGAGCATTTCTTCCGACTATACTCCAGCACATAAACCAACCCGCTTCGAATATCCTTCCCACAGGTCATCACCACGTTCCAATCCGTCTCGCCTTTCGACTCCTCAGGGTCGCCTCCTGGATCGACGGTCGTATAACAGACAAGAGATTGCGGAGGCGTTTCATAGTATTGAAACCAATCTCGCTTGAAGATCATATCCTGAGAGCGGAGAGGCTTGTTCAGATAGAGACACGAGAAAAGATACGGACCAAGGCTCTCCTTTAACTCAGCTAAAACCGCTTCGTCGAACCTTTCTTCGTAGGTAACCTCTCCGCTCTCATCCGGAACACCATCCTTCTCCAAACACCCTCTCGCATAGAACAGATAATTCCCAACACCTTTGTTTCGTTCCCTCACCCAGGAGATAAGATCCTTCTCAAACCATCGAGTGCCGACGATTAGGATCTGATCATTTCTCGGATTCACCAAGAGCGGCGTCGCAAGCCGATGCCATCCGATAGCCTGATCCACGTCGTCCTTCGTCGGCATTAGGTTATCTTCTCCGAGGTCATCCTTGTCCGGAGCCACGGTGTCGTCTTCGATAATTACATTGAAGTGCCTCGATGTGACCTGAGTCTTAGTTCCCGCAGCTTCGAACGTTCCATCCGCGAACGTCCCATCTCTCTTAAGACACATCTGATCATTCTTCCACTTACACGTAGAGTCTGGAAGGATCTCCGGATAAAGCGACCTAAAGAGCGCGTTCCGCTTCACCACTCCATCAATCACAATCAGCTTCGACACGGCGTTCTTGTAGGTATTCTGCGCAAGAAGCGTTCTGACCTGCGGGTTTCTGATGCTTCTCCAAAGCGGATATGCTTGAGAGCACAGAGTAGTTTTCAACCACCCTCTCGGCAACACGATTACAAGCCGCTTAACTCCCTCTTCCAAGAGCTTCTCCAACTGCTCGACCTGCGTTTCGGGAGGAAAGTCACTCTTGCTCAACGCGCCTCGAAGCACTTCTTCATAGACGTTCTTCGGATGACCAAGGCTCTCATTCCATCCCTCGTAAAGCTCGAGAAGCCGACAGAGAGGCTTGTGTATATGTGCCGTAAGCCAATCGAAGCGACATATCCCCTTCGCGAAGATATAAAAATCCCTCCGACCAAGCTCCGCCAGCTGCTCTGTCGTCAAACTAAGTTTTTCTTTCTCTGCTATCACTTCGATTCCTGTATTGCGATCTGAAGAACCTTTAGTTGATCGACATTTATCGTAAGCCCACTTGGACCAGCTCCCTCCTCCTTATTAAAGACCCGATCCAAGATGGAGTTTGCCGAACTTAATTGCACCCTCTCGTCTTCACTCCCCAGGAGGTCAATCGCTGTCTGAGCCGCCGCTGCCGAAGCTTCTTCTAAGAGCCTTCGACTCTCCACCACCCCACCAACACTCCGGTCGTCCGCTTCGATGTTCCTCTCCGCCCTGCGCCTCGCAAGCTCATCCTGAAACAACGGAGAGTTTGTAATAAGCGAGATTGCCTGCGGCGTCATCCCAATCGCACCTGCAATGTCCTTCTTAGAGAATCCCTCCAAACAGAGCTCAAGTATCCGAAAGTGCCTCGGCAGAAGCCGCTGGAGAGTTGTCGGAGTGGCGGTCATAAAAGGTGGTCGTAAGGGGGTGGGGCACTGACGCGTCGCGACTCTAGAGAGTATGTTTGATTTTATCTAAAATTATTTCGTCTACTAAGTAGACGCTGGTGGGGGTGGGGAGGGGAGGCGATGCCCTTTGGATAATTCCCACTATCCATATATACCATATGGATAAGTTTACCCTGGATATGGGTCTTGTGGAGGATTTTCCACCTTCTGCCATTATCCCTCTGTTTAATTCAATTCTGTTGTTTAAGATACGGTGTTCACAGCAAACGCCGTGCCAAAGGCGACTTGATTTTTCGCCTATTTCGCCCGATCAGCTATAAGCAAACCTAATAGCAAAGCCGAATGTATTAGCAAAACTTTGCTTGACAAACCCAGGCCCTTGTGGTATCCTGTACACTTGTAAAAGATAGGCATTGGGCCCATCTTTGGCACGCCGTTTGCAACGCAAACTGGTAGGTTATTCAACGGGAATAATCTCCAAAAACGAAATTGACATTAGAATAGGAGAGACTACAATGTCAAAGACAACGAATCATTTCGCAGAAGTCCAAGCATCGGCATTTGTGACAATTGACGGAGAGAAGCGGTTTGTGGGTTTGAATATACCACTGCCAATGGTAGGAGCGACGGCAATACAATATATTGCCCAGCTAGTGGAAAACGGACGATTTTCCGCGTCCGAGATGTTGGCTGCTGTGGTCAATGGTGTTGACTTGCATTGCCGGAAAAAGCGAACCGGGAATATCCGGGCAAAGCTGGTAGCACAGAAGACTGGGAAAGTCTCTGCAAAAGCTGCTCTTGACCTTGCAATGACCTACAGCCCGGAACAATTCGCAGCAGCGCAAAAACAAGGATTCCAAGAATATGCTGCGGGAATCTTGGCCGAGGGCAACGGCGACCTTGAGATAGCCGGAGAGATTCCAGAACCCGAAGCACTTGTAATAGCTGAGTCTTACCGGGCAAGCCGACGGAGAGCAATAGGTGGAGAGACGGAAGAAACCGAAGACGACGCATAGAACGGAAGCAAGACAATAGAATAGACATTAGGCGAGAGCCGGTTAAGCCCAATCTTAGGGTTTCGCCGGCTCTCTTACGTAAGCGACAGATGGAAGATAGGAGCGGTTTGATATGACAGCGGCGGAACTAGCACGAAGTGGATTTGTAGACAGGTTAAGAGAACTCTCGAAAGACATTGAAGAATGTCCATTTAGTGGAGCGAGTGATACAGTCTTCCTACCGATAACTCCAAACACCGAAACCCGTTTGGCTTATTGGGCAGCGAAAGTCATAGTCGATGGTGGAGAGAATAGTCCGTGTGATTTGGCAGGACTCTTGCATTATATCGCAGACATGATGACAGAAAATTCTTAGTTCCCTCTCTCCTGGAACTAGGCTCCGAGGCGCAGCACTCGAGAGGGTGTTGCGTCTCTTTTGAGGCAAGACACAAGACAGTGGGCCGGGCCTTTGGGCCTTTGCGACTATTACATATAACGGCCCCGGACTAGCGACGACGCCGACAAGCGACGATTTTGCTTTTCGGGGTATACTTGCCGGCGGGCTGGGTTGTCTGTTTATATAAAAAAAAAAAAAAAAAAAAAATAATAACAATAATGGGAGCATGGCACCAAGCTATACCCCCAAAACGAAAATCGTGGCTTGTCGCGTTCGTCGCTAGTCCCTAGTGGGCCTTTAGCCACGAACAACCGGCCCGCCTCTCACCAATTTGGGTTGCGTTATTTCAGGCACGACAATCAACAAGCATTGCCAGAAGGCTTGTGGCAAATCGTGTGCGGCTGGCAGCCGAAACCGGAATTATTATTTCGGGACGCAATCCTCTATTTTGACAATCGAATACAAGCTGACGTGCGGCAAGAGCAGATCGGGCCAATGCACGGTAGGTAATAACGGCGAAAGCCCCCTTGAACGCCGTAAATGCCCCGGCCACGTCAGTATGTGTTGCAGCGGCGGCATGGACGGTGACATGCCCATAACCCTACTCAGCGGAATGATCCATGCGTAGAGCATGGGGACGGCTTGGGTCGTGGAAGCCGAATGGCTAAGCGGGTTCGACTCCCGCCCGCTGCCAGCACAATACAAGCTCGCCTGCGGCGTGTGTGAAACGCAGCCCCGCCAGGCCCGAGGGCTGAACTACATCCTAGGCCAGGACAGCGGTACAGGTGAAATATCGGGCAGAGTGCATAGTGCAGCAGGTAGCGGGTAATGCCAATCCTGCCAGGCGAGCTTGTATTAACTACATGCGGCACAGCCGCAGAAAGGTAGAGAGAGATGCCAATCATAGAAAAAGAGAAATGGGCTGAATGTGTTAAGAATAATGCCAGGGATGATCACGGCAAGCCAGTTGTTGATGTTGCCCGGCGAGTAATGGAAATCCTCGATGAAGGTAATCCATTTGAGTGCCATCAGATTATCTGCCAGGCCCGCGAAGATGTTGGAGTCGATCCTCTGTCTGGATTCCAAGCAAGCTGTTTAGCGAGTATGGTTATCGGCGCACATAGTCGTGGGAAAGAATTTCACGAAGCATGGAATCTTGAAAATCAGATCAATCAAATCCCAGATGACAACGAGCCCATTGGGGACAATGTTGCTCCTGGCATCTCGGATCACAATGACTAAGCAACGGTGCGGCGGCACAGCCGCCTCCAAAGTCACCACCGAACAACAGCTGTCTTAACGATGCGGAACAGGTAACACGCAAAGCATAATGCGACTCCGCCTGTGTTAGACCGGATCATCGCAGACGCGATAGAGTCGTCGAGACAGCTTTAAGACCAAGGGCGTTAGGTTTGTTCAGAATCCGAACAAACACCTATTACAGGATTCTATTACACAGGAGAGAGAAACCGTGACAGAGCAGACAAAACAACTCTCAAAACAACTCTCAAAACAAACCAGAATAAGAAACCTACGGTCGATCTTAGAACGAAGCGCAGACCTAAGCGCAGATAGCGAGAGCGACAGCGAGAGCGACAAAACAAAGTTCGAGTTTCAGCTCTCTTGTGAGAGGATTCCATCTAACCCAGAGAAGATTCCGGAGTGGATGTTTGTCAGACACGCTCTCGGAATCTTAAGAAACGGAGGCATGCTACACTCAAGAGACCTCAGTGCTCTCTTAAGATACATTTCATCCCTTTTAACTCCAGAGAAAGGACACAAGACAGATGAACCTAAGCAGACTAGATAAAATACGAGTAGAGACGATGGTCCATGATTTAGGACAAGTAAGAAAGCTGTTGGTTAAGATGCATGAGGTGACCGCAATCTTGAGAGACGAGACGATTGAAGAGCTGCGGTGGGTGAGGTTAGAGCTGGTGCGGATTTCGTTGAAAGCTAATCTTGTTAAAGAAAGGATAGAGAACGATGGCAGAACAGAAGACCGAGATTAAGATGAAACGAGACAAAGACTGTAAGCACTCGGTGAGGTATGCGACAGACGACACAGAAGCACCTATCGCGAGTGTCTACGTGAAGCGTAGCTTCGCCAAGACAATGCCACTCTCTGTAGTGGTATCTCTCGAGGCAGGACACTAGACAGGAGACAAGACAGGAGACAAGACAGATGTATGTGGATAGAAACTTTAAGACAAAGAAAGCGTTTCGCGAAGCGGTGGAAGCTGGACAGACCGTAGTCCTCTGGCAACCAGGACCGTTTGGTGGTACTGAGCCGAAAGACACTGTGGTTTGTGTTGAAGGCCCGCATTATCCCGAACCACATCGTTGGTATGCGAGCGTGAAGGTGGAGAATGGAAAGGTGACAAAGGTGAGATGACAGATGACCATTCCCTTTACACAATATCTAAGGCCTGATGGAAGAAAGAGGCCGATGGAGGTAGATCGGCCTTCTGCAGTGGAAGCCGTGGCGTGGAACATTATCGCCCTTGGAGGGAGGTTCGAGATAGAGGTACTCACGACTGGGGAGATTTCGATGACAGTTGCTTTTGAGGAAGAAGACATAGCGATTGAGGTTTGTGAAAATGGACCTCCGATAATGAAAGCCGTAGATCGGTTGGTCTTCGACGCAGCGAAACACCTGAGAGGGGAGATGGGAGAGACAGATGACAGATAAAGAGACATTAGGGTGTTTGGTGATGGGGTTTCTCTTGCTCCTCTGGATAGCGGTGGTTGTTTGGACCCACGGAGGACATCTCAAATGACACATCCGAACACCGAGCGGCTCTTGGACGAGATTGAGACAAAGCTGAAGGGCTTTGGCGTAAGTAATTATGTAATCGCGGTGGATGATCCAGATGCACAGAACGGAGAGGTAAGATGGTGTGGGAGTGGATGGTGGCGGATGGGACTGGCGCAGGACCTCTTGGATGGTGAGCGAGACACAAACGCGAAGAGAAGACAGACCGAGACAGAGACAGAGACAGAGACAGAGACAGAAGAAGGAGATGAGAGATGACAGAGAGAGAGAGAGAGAGACAGAAGGGAGTCTGGGATGAAGAACCGGACTTGAGAGAGTGGACCCACGCAGGGTTGAGCTGTGCGGTGAGGAGGATGGAGAGCAGCGGACATCTTTGCGGATACGTGGGAGTGGGAAAGGAACATCCGTGGTATGAGAAAGGATACAACGACAAGGTCTATGTTCAAGACGTAGGACAGATGAAGGTGGATATCGATAAAGTCGGAGCACTTACGATGTTCTGTGCTCCGATCTTGTGTGATGTGGAGAAGGACCTCGTGGCGATTGTTCTTGTGGTGCAGGTGCATGGAGGAGTTACGTTTGCGAGGAAGATAGACTCGTGGGAGCCGAAGAACCTTTGGTGGTTTGGCTTCGATTGCGGTCATTGTAGAGACATTAGACCGTTTGATAACGATGCCTTTCAATCGGCCTTTGGAGAGAGGGTTTATCGAACCTTTGAGTTCGTGGTGGGGGAGACCGAGAGCATGGCTGAGCAGCTGAGTGGGGTGAGAGAGGAGAAGACAGATGAATAATGTAATAATGTTGAAAGATGGCCGAGCGGTTCGGGTTTCGTTGATCCAGAGCGGGAATACTGTGAAGGTGGTTGCAGAAGGAGAAAACATTCAATCAAGTCGGCTCTTGGTTCAGATTGAGAATGAAGGTTTTTATCGTCCGCCAGGTATTGGAACTGGGCTTGGTTTTCCGGTGGATGATGATGGAAGGATAAAGGAGATAGAATGAACATTGGGAAGGCATATTTCGACAAAGGCATTGTCTTGAGGCAAGACGGATCGATAGACTCTCGGCCAAGTGGAACCTTCGTGGTGAGTACGTTCGAGGACGCGCTTGAGGCAGCGAAGCTAGCGACTTCTCTCGCGGAGGGCCGAGAGACCTTCCGAGCGGCGAGAGCGATGGTGGTCTTATTTGATCCGGAAGACACTTTGACGAGAGAAGAAGACTTCAAGCGAGCGGATCGAAAACTTGTTAGTGAAAGGACAGAAGATGATGGAACGAACGAAGAAAAAGTGGAGTGAGCATGAGCTAGGGATGGTCTTAGAGTGGCTCGACAAAGGTGTGTGCTTTGAGTCGATTGCGAAGATGATGGGACGGAGCGAGGGGGCTGTCAGGGCGAGGATCGAGACCGGGAGCATTCCGATCTCCCTGAAGGCCCTAGAAGAAAGTGTCCGAAGGCGTTGGGCTCGAGGAAAGAAGAAGTGGAGCTTCGAGGAAAAGCGGAAGCTCTTAGAGATGTCGATCGAAGGGAAGACGAGGACGGAGATCGGAAACACCCTTCGGAGGAGTCCGAGTGCGGTGAGGGTGATGTTGATTAAGCTTAAGACAGCGGAGAAGGCACCAGCAGGGCTGAGATCGTTGATTGAGAAGGCGAAGATGCCGCTGTTCGAGACAGAAGAGAAGCCGTCGGAAGCTGTGCAGATCGTGGAGGCTATGTTTGCGAAGGAGGATCCCTTTATGCCCTTCCTCCGGCTCTTGACAGTCGCGGCGTGTAATAGCGGGCTCTTGTCAATTCCAGCAATACGAAAGGGATTGAGTAAGGCAGAGGCAATGAAGGTAGAAGGGTTGTTGCAGGAAGGCTTCGTGGCAAAGCCGAAGGCGAAGGTTTCGATGGAAGAGATTATGAACGGAGATTCAAGGTTTCGAGAGGAAGGAGAGTTAGGATGACAGACAGAACAGACAGAACAGACAGAACAGAGCGGATGATTGGATGTCTGGTCTTAAGCCAGGTGGGAATCTGGGCGACAATCTGGTGGATTGGACAAGGCGGGCTCAGCGTAGGACAGTGGACCTTTTGTACGACGATGGCCTTAGCAGTTGGGATGAGCCTTGGAGAATTGAGAGACATTCGAGAGAGACGAAAGAAGCGAAGGATGAAGAAGCTCTTAGGACAGAAGAAACTAAGGGTGGGAGACAGACGATGAGAGACAGAAGAAACGAGAGGTGGAGAAGGTGAAGCTCTTTCGGATATACTGGCACAAGACCTTGAGGAAGTTTCAGACCCAGACAAGGTTGAAGGGAAGGACGATCCATGGAGGAACGTTTGCGGATTTGGTGGATGCTCGGATCGGAAGAAACGCTCTTTTGAAAAGGAAGTGGGGACAGATGGGGCTGCTCTCAGAGTGGAATACACAGAGAGGGAGACAGAGACAGACAGAAGGGATAGAGATAGTGACAGAAACAGAAGCGAGAGTCGACGAAGCAATTCTCGACGTGAGATCAATTTTGGGTTTAGAGACAGAGGACCTTTGACGGAAGTCGAGTGGGCCAAGGTTAGGCAAGGTGCGACATAAGGGTGTTAAGCGCTTCGCTTTAGGCCACTCTCGAGGAAGGACAACAGCAGATGGTGGATCTCGTACGAAAGGCAGATCAGAAGACAGACGTTGAGCCGAAGTCGGATTGGGATTCTTTTAAGACGCTGACAGGTATGGGTGGGACAGAGGAAGTCTTTTTACAGAAGCTGAGGAGAGAAGCGGAGATTAGAGGGAGAGAGATGCCGAGAGTTTGTCTCTCTCCAGATGGGCTTCCGATTATGGTGATGTTTGTCGAGAACCAAGCCGTGGTGGAGGTGTTGGGCAGGGAACAGGATATTAAGTCTACGGAGCATTTGTATCTGATAGGGTTTGACGCAAGAGAGGTGGGGTGGGATCGGAAACCCAACGAGGTGGATGAGGCTGTGATTGGACTGTTTCTCTTGAGATGGATGGATTGGATCCTGAAGAACTTCTGGGATGGAGAGACTTGGCTGAGATGATGTTAGACAATACGAAGATAATTGTGAAGCCTGGAGAGGTTGAATACCGCACGGCGTGTGGCTGTG